CTCTCTCCTCTTACAAAGTAAAATCCACATACATTTTCTTGAAGAAAAGTGGAGGTATTGAATATTGGAACGGCATTAGTTACATCAAAAGAGATACCCATTACCTTTAAATTCCCTGAAGGCGTTGTAAATGGAGATTGCCCGGGATCAGTAGAAAGATTTGGAAATCTGAATATTCCATCAGCATTTAATGTGGAGGCTGCTGGGTCTAGCCATGCATCATATCCGCTTACGGGTATAGGATCAGACAATCTTCCACTTGTAAATACAAATCTGATAGCAAATGGATAAGACTCTCCTCTAAAATATCCTACATCAGAATAAGTCTTGTGATAGTTTTTATATTGAATCTGATTATCATTTATGGCAGTATTTTGAAATAGTCCATCTCCCATAACAAATGAATCATTTGGACGTGCTACAACAGCAGCAGCAAATGAAAGTAGATCAGGATGGAATTTGGTTCTGCTTCTACAATTAGCCCCCCATAATCTATTTTCTAATTGATCGATGTCTTTAACAACATCATAATCAATCTTCTTTCTTAAAAGAGTAGAAAGATCAAGGGTTGTTGTTGGCTCACATCCTGTTATATTAATAGTAAGAGTAGTTGACCCGGGAGCAATACTATATAATTTATCTATTAATCCGGCCTCAACAGTTCCATCATGATAAAACAAATATCCTATTTCTACATACGGATAGTTAACGTCAATATTAGAAAGCGACAGCGTTACCTGTTTGCCTGTATTAACAGTTCCAAGTGCTCCTTGTATTTGTGCAATATCACTATCTGCATTAGGAGACATCTGAACAGCATTGCTTTCGGATAGAAAACTTGTAGGATTAAAATTAAGTGTATTATATCTTACAAAGAAGAACCAGTTACCGGCTTTATGGCAACCTCCAGGTTGAATGTTTATTCCATCTACTACTGCCTGAGAGCAGGTTTCGGATAACAGATCTACTGCATTAGGGAATGATCCATTCCAATAATATCTACCCGTGCAGAATCCTTCTTGATTAAAGCCACTATTTACACTTCTGATTGGATTCTTATAGTCTGTCCAATATATGTTAACTGAGTCATCATAATCTACTCTTACGATCACTCTTGCTTGATGCTGACAGTCCAGATTTAATAAGGTAGTTCTAAATGGTAATAGAACCGGAGTAGTAGTGGTAGTGGGGTTAACTACTCCTGTAAAATTCATAAGAGGAGAGTATGCGTGCTGAAAACCGCCAACACAAGAAGGATTAGGTGAAGGATAAGTTCCTATTTCTCCTTCTCCTGTATTAGAATTAAGAGACAGAATATAGACAATGCCATTATATTCATCGCTACCGATCGGAATGAATCCCGGAGTAAGAGAAAAAGCTTTTTCATTACCACCAATATTAGTTACAACAAATCCCTGACCATCTTTATTAAGAAGTCTTATATTATGAGCATCTCTGAGAAAGGTATTTCCAACCTTTAGTCTATCGGTGTCTTTGTCAACTCCATGATAGAACTCATTACCTGTTATCATAGAGGTTATTTAAAGTTGTTTCTTGGCATTCTAACCTTTGGCACCATATTGTATTGAATCATCATCATTCTATCCATGTCCTCTCTTGATGTATAACGCATAGATGATTTAGCTTTGTGAACATAATGACCATACATCTCCTGAATAAAATTCCATCTGCCTTGATCAATTCCATTATTCATATACTTCTCAAACAGGAGCTTTGTTAAACAATACCAATAGCAAGCCTCCTGATGCCCGTCCATTATAACCGGCATATTTGTTGCTTCATCAATAGGAATACCAACATAGTCTATGAAAACAGTTAATATTCCATGATTAGGAGGAGAAGAAAAAGACTGACTCATATTATTTGTAAATGAGTTATCTGCAAACAGTAGATATGTTCCATTGTTCTCATAGTTCATGATCGAACATCCAGCCCCTCTTATCTCAAGTAATCTAAATACATTACAGGGAAGAAGTGCCTTCTTGTTTTTTATTTCAAGAGGAACATTCTTATACCTTTGAAGAGCTTCAAACTCTCCAATATTATTTTCTGCTTCTGCACACCATTCAACAAGATCACCAATCTCAAACTCGAGACCCTTGTAATTACGAGCTATCATAGCTCCGATTGATTCAGCGGTTATGTATTTAGTTGTATTAATTGCCATATCTATTTCCCTCCGATATATGTTTGTCAAGCAAAGCCTTTGCCTTCTTGTCAAGGGTTAATGTATAATGCTTCTTATTGAACGCATTGGTATGGGTAGATATAACTACTCTTGGCAAATAATTTGCACCATCTGTATCCCAATTCATTTCTGCCGATTCTTTCTTCTTTGAATGATCGTATATGGCAATATGCCCAAATCTCCACTTTGGAAACACGTAAGCATTAGCATTGAGTATCATATCCTGAGAAATAAGTTCTGCAAGATCCTTTACAATACATCTACAAAAACGCATGGCATTCTGCTCTGAAGTAAAATCCTTTTCAGGACGCAAGAATTCTAAAAGGCTTTTGATGTTTTCATCATCAAATCTTTTAGTATTAAGCATGTCACTTTCCTTATTTAACTTATAAGTGAAATCAAGTTTTTGCTTTTTAGATCTATGTTTTTTATAGATAGGCATTACATTGGTACATTGTTAGCTAATGCTGCAATAGCATTAGGATCGTTATTAGCACGGTAAGGATTAAAATCCTTAACATCTTGCGTATCTCCTAAGTTAACACGTCTAGCGTTAAAATCCTGCCCTTCTGGAGGGATTATCTGCTGAGTCTCAACTGCAAATCCTTGAGGAATATCAAAGAATACAGAACCCATAAGAATTCTATAATGAACTGTATTAACCTTTGGCTTACCACCACATCCGCATCCAATGGGAATAATTACCTTTTCTTCATATCGATACTGCTCATTTACTTTGAACACTCTACCCTTAACAAGTATTGCTACTGTTATAGTTATCAAATTAGTCATGTCTGTTGGAACAATAGGTTGTTGACCCTTGTTAACAATCATGTCTGCATTCTGTGTGTCTTTTTCTTTATCTTCCATGGCTTTGTTTCTTTAGTTCTAGTTACCTGTTTTTGGATTCTGTTCCATATTGTTTGCATCATTCTTATTATCCGGTGCAATCTGAAGAGTTGACATCAACTGTTTAATACATATTAATTCAAGCTCATGAATCATGTTGCTTGAAATAGGAAAGTCATCATTCTCATCTAGTAAATAACATCCTCCATTTAACGGATCTGCAAGCAGTGCAATGATGCATGCAAACTTCATATCCGGTGTAGGAATGTTTCCAATGATCGCTCTGTTTTGAACCCTAGTGAAATATGGTAGATTACCAGTATAGGGACTAGCTTTTGCGTACAAGTGCCCTCTCCAGTTTTTTTCTGTGAAGGAATATTTTTTATCTCCGCTTCCGAAGTATTTAATGTTCCCGTAGATGTCTTCCAAAATAGGTAAGTCCACGGAATATTCGAATGTGCCTGATCCTGTTCCATTACATATGATTTCTGTGCATTTAACTTCTAAGCAACAAATTTCCTGATACATTAATTCGTCAACAGATCCAACTTCTTTATAGCGGTTCTTTGCCATCGTGCTACGAACCTGCTTAACCATTTTATAGATAAGTTCAATATCTATCCTTTCATCATCCGATGAGAAGAAACCTTTAACCTGGTTCCTAATGGAAAAGCCTATGGCAGCTAACGAACTCATGCATAATAGAATTTATGGTTAAAAACACTATTTCTTTTTCCAGATAATACAGCCTGAATAGAGCCTCTTTTAATTCCAATTTCTTTTGACATAACAACTATTCCAACAAAATTAGTTTTTTCTTTTGTAATAATATTTTCACAAACAACATGCCGCCTTCTGCTTAATTTAGGAGCTAAACTACCTTTCATTCTATTCTCTTTCGAAAAGTCTAATCCTAACCTTTTTCTAGTTATTGATATCTTCTTTCCGGACTCTTTATAATTAATCAACTTTCTTGCTTCATCAAGTTGAGACTTAACTACTGAATTGTTTTTGGACCACGAATAATCTTTATTCATCATCTTGCTCCTGAAATTCTCATCTTCCCATAACATCTTCATTGTATCTGAAGTAAATCCTTCCCCTCCAGGCAACCTATTACAAAGATTTTCTAATCCAATAAGTTTTATTGTCCTAATTTCTTTTCTTAAAAGAAAAGTCTCATTCATCCCTTCAAATCTTTTAACCTTAATGACATCAAGATTGTCGTTTAAAATAGATTTTATCTTATTAAACAATTTAGGATTTCCATTTGGCACCTTGTCTTTCTTCACAAGATTTGTATGTTCATTTATTCTATAATCTGTTCCTTTTCCAACATAGAAAATCTTATTATTTCTTGGATCTATTAAAAAGTACAAATAATGAATTCCTAGTTTCGGCATTGTCCTTCAAATTTAAAAAAAATATCCCCAAGACGAAAGTTCATCAAGGGGATATTTTTGATTTTAATAGAATTGGTTAGAACTTTCTAACTAACTCGTTTAAGGCCCATAGGAATCCGTTTATGAAGCTGCAAGTTACGCAGGTCAATATCCATAGTCCAATAAGCTTTACATCAACAATGCTTCCCTGATACAAGTTTACTGACCAAAATATTAATGTCCCATATACACTAGCCATACAAGTACAGCAGAGCATAATTGGATCTGCAATGTACTTACTTATCTTGCCGGATGTTATTCCTGCAATAAAGAAAGCCCTTAGTGGGTAACCGACTTTATTATCATCGGTTACCATTCTAAGGCCAAGACAGAATCCTGAGATCACTGATATTAAGAACCAGTAATTCATTATACGATACAAGGGAATTGTGCAGCTAATGCAGCATGGAATGCCGCATAAGTTACAGCATTTGTGTTATTCACATAGAGCTCCACTTCTTGCTCGTAGTCACTGAAAGTACTTGACATATCGATATCTTGGATGTTTCCAGAGCCACGAAGAACGAATTTGTACAAGCAGTAAGTACCACAAGTTGTAAGTTTTGGAGTAGCACCGAAGAAACCTGGTTGGATAGGGAACAATTTGTTCAAATATCCAGCACTCAATTTAGCTTCAACGTGAGCAGTTACAGTAATAACAGTTCCAGAATCTGTGTATGCACGGAAACCAGCAGTTCCTGTAACATAATCACAATTCTTTTCTGTCAACTGAATCAATCCAGCACCAAGATCTACTGCCGTAACAGGAGAGAATGGATCTGCATTGATATTTGCAACTACACCGGCAGCAGTTTGAGTAGCAGTTGGTGTTCCACCGGCAGGATCGCTCCAGCCATAGAATAACGACTTACCAAATGTTTGCTGAACGCTATAATCTTGTAAACGTGGGTGAGCTTTAATAGTCAATCCCCACTCGTAAGGACACTCACAAGTTGTTGGAATAACTACTTGTACAGTTTGTACTTCAGGCACGCATGCCGCTGGGCATTGATCAAAACAGCTTACAACAGCCGCAGGATCTAATATCCCTCCGTATCCTTCGATAAATACCTTTCCACCGCTAACGGTTACCAAGGTTGGTGATGAAAGATCATTCAAGATGATTCTTTCTGGTTGTCTTCTTAACATGTTATTTTATTTTAAAGGTTAAATTACTTGGTTCAAATGTATCATTTTTTTACACAATCGTATTCCTGTTTTCTACGGTATTTGATTGGTATCTTGGTGATTCAATTTGCTCAAGCTTCTTTCTGACTGCTATATCAACAATCTCCTGGCGTGCATGTATAGAAAGTTCACAATCAACATTTAGGATAACATCAATATCACTTGGATAACGCAGATAATCAATCGATGCTCTTAATGCAAAAGACTGGCCACCTGTGTAAACATTGAATTGTTGTCCATTAAGTTCATAGTAAAGTCGTTCATCCGTAGGCTTATTAAATGGATCTCTCATGATCTCCTCTCTCTTATCAGCAGTCATTGGCTTTGCCTTTAGCATAGTACTTACGCCTGTAAAGCAAGGATTATTGACATACTGAATAAATAGACCGGTCCTGAGCATGAACAAGTAGCCATGATTCGTTCCTGACGGATTCTTAGGTGTTACCACAAATCCAGTGGCACTATACGGCAGGAGGAATATTTCACCTCCTGGCGTAAGTGTACCAGTATTGGTTATGATCTCTTGAAGAACAGTGATCTCTTTAAGATCATCTATCCTTTTTTGAGTACCCTCAACTTTAGTATAACGATTTTTAATGAATTCCATCTGAGCTGCATTTATAAGCACATTGAATTCTTCCGGATACACGGTACCCGTTTTTTCCTTATTAAGGAATTGAAGAAAAGCATTATACATATCTGCTGCTGAAATGATCATTATTTATCGCCTTTTTTGTTGGTTGTTTCACTTTTTACAACTGGAGTAGTCGTTTCAGTAGCTTCAACTTCAGAATTGCTTCCGCGTTTAATCATCTGATTCCACTGACTCACCATTGAATTGTTATTAGGATCCTTGAGATACTGTATCGCAAAGTCCTCATTAGCCCCGATCAGATCAGTTCCATACGTGTACTTGCCATTAGTGATCCGGACAATGCCCTTCTCAATTAGCTTACGTAAGAACATCTTCTGTTTACGGTTTTTATCATCAAATAGATCAAGCAGATCTTTAGGCTTATTGTAAGCAACATTCATGAGTTTTGCCTCAATTTGTTTTTTAGTCAAACGAAGAACATTCTCACCTAACAGACGACAGTAGTCTTCCATCTCTTCGATCGACAACCCTTTTACTCTTGACAGAGCATCGAATGTCAATTCGGCTTTAGAGATAGTTGCTATTGCTTCATCTTCGTGGTTCTCAAAATAGAAGCGGTGGTAGTCAGGATTAACAGATTGTTTATTCTTAGCTACCATTCCGCTTCCTCTTAGGAGTTCTACGAAAAAGTCGTCTACCGGACTACCTGATACAAACTCCTGCAAGTGTGAAAACTTGTAAGAATCTACATCCGACATACGGATAGGTGTCCCATCGGCTACTACAACAGCCTCATCACCTTCGCTAACCTTCTTTCCTTTGTACACTTTACCATTTACATCAAAGCTCATTGTGGACTCTGTGTAGATAGGTGCAATGAATACAGGTGCTGTTTGATACTTCTTATCTGAAGCTATCAAACGGACTCTTTCTTCTTTTTTTATTGTTTCTGACATTTTCTTATAGATTAGGATGATTATGGTTTGTAAAGTTCAGCAACACCAAATGGGTTCTTCAAGCAAATACCAGTCTCAGAGAGAACTTGTACTTGATATCCGTCCATTGAATTACTTGTGATCTCAGCACGTCCGGTTCCACCTGGAGAAGCCATACCTGCAATCACTTTCTTCACGAACTTACGGTCATCACCGCCAGCTCCAAGAGAGATCAATTCGATATTAGGATCGCCACCGATAGTGTTACCTAAAGATGCAAATATTGCACGATACGACTCTTTGTTTACACCATAGATATCAGTATCGCGTGGACGCCATGCAGCATCAAAAGCTTGGTTCCAAGCTGTGATTAACTTCACACCACCCATTTCGTATGCGTTAAATGCAACTTTAACACCCATTTTCTTGTCTTCCTCAGAAGAGAATAATGGAAGTGGGTTGAATTTAAACACATCACGCATCAAACGCTGGAAGTTCCAGATGAACGCTTGGCCACCCATAACAAATACTTCAGTCAAACCATCGTTTGTAGAAAGTAATTGTAAGTTTTGCATTACGTTTTCAAGAACGCGAACATTCAATGTATTGTATTGATACTTCAAAGAAGAATCTCCTTGAGAGATCAAACCATCTCCTTGAACGATCTCACGACCTTTCAAATCTTTCAGGTAAGTTGTCTCGTTAGCATCAATAGAAGCACGGCCCCATAGCAATTGGTTCTCACGAGCGTAAGCCCAACGTCTCATCATTTCTAACTCTTGAGTTTTGAACCAAAGTTTTTGACCATTGTGTTCAACCCACAGCACTGTATTCTGAGCAGAGCCAGAGATAGAGTATTGCATACGTTGAATAGTCATATAGTTGGTATGCCACTCAGGGAATGTATTCTTTTCATAACCAGTCTCAGAAAGCTCATGGAACGCAGTATGGCTGAAACCAATTTCGTTACCAAGATCAACTAAGTTCAAAGGACAGAAAGAACCAGCCTGATTGGAGATCAACTTAACTTTGTAATCCCAAACGCCAGAAGAAGATTCAACAGGGTACTCATCCATCACCTGTAACAAAGTTCTACGGTCTTTCAACTCAAGAACGTCATTTGGTGAGAAGTAGTTACTGTCAGTATGGATAGTGAAATAACTACCATTCAAACCTAAGTTTGCAGTAGTGTATCCGGTAACCGGTGTTGGCGTTGCAACCATAGTTGCTTTACGGAAAGGATAACCTTTCAATGCCCACATGAATTTACGATTTCCGATAACCTTGAAGTTGTCTTCAGATACTCCCGGATAAAGCCCTTTTTTCGACATTCCGCGTCTCGCTAAGAATGAAGAGAAAGCTGAGAAATTACTCTCGAACAAGTTAACGATGTTCGTGGAGATTTCTGGGCGGGTCAGCAATGCAGCAGCCAATGAGTTTGTCATTGTGGTTCTGTTAGCATCATACGATCCTGTTCCAATAATTTTCATCTCTTTTTTTGTTTAGTTAATTTTTTGTTTACACTCGTTCTGGTGCAGCTAATGCGTCAAGATCAATTTCAGAAGCATTGTGTGTTCCTGATTTCTTTGCTACTCTTGGTTCTGGATCTAACTTGTCTTTAAAACTTTTCTTTCCACTCTCTTTCGCGACAGAGAGAGCTTCTCTTACTTTAGAATCACCTTTAGAAAGTAAGTACGCTACCTTTGCTAAGTTTTCGTTGCTTTGCAACATCTCGACTAGGGGAGCAACTCCAGTTTTCTGATCTGGTGTTACTAGATATCTGAAATTCTCAGCAAATTCAGCTTTGTCGCTTTGCGATAACTGAATGCCAAGTACATCATTCATTTTTGTAAACTCACCAAGAGTCTCCTTGATTTGACCTTCACGCTCTTGGTGCATTTGATTCATTTGTTCTTGTTGTGCCAGCTTAGCTTCTGTGGTCATTTTTTCAGCTAATTGCTCCTTTTCCTCAACATACTTCGTTCTAATCTTTTCTGCTTCAATTTCCAGCAGCCCACTATTATCCATTTTCTTAATCGTCTCATCAATCTTAGCATCGTCCCATCCATTAGGTCGTTTCTCTGTTTTTCCAAAGTTTTGCTTTAATGATAATCTAACAAGAGCATCAGCTTCCATGGTTGTAACAGATGAAGTATCTGTCATCTTTTTGATATAAGCTTCCGGATCAACTCCTGCATCAATAGCTTTCTGCATCTTGATTACTTCAGGATGTAGATTAGGTTGATTGATATATGCAATAGCATCCTCTATTTTTTCATAGAAGTTGTCTGCATTAGTATCTTTTGGTAGTTCGAAGTCTTCGCCATACTTTGCTTTCATCTTTGTTAAGATGTCAGTATGGAATTTTGTGTTGATCGATTGATCAACTTGTGGGGTTTGTTTTGAAGGATCCGGTTCAGCAGCCTTGTTTGCATTGTCGACAATTGGATCAGGGGCATTTTCAGTATTACCCATTTCCTTATCCAACTTATTGTCAAGATTAGGAAGAGATGTAATGTCTATTTGCTCACCTTCTCCCGGCATAGCAACAGCTCCTTCAGGTCTTGATAATGCATCTAAATCTACCGCAATAGGCGTGTCAGATCCACCGCTATTATTAGCTTCGGGATCTCTCTGAATTCTTAGTTTTCTAATGTTCATGGTTTTCTTTGGTTTCTAGTTATACAAATCTATTACTTTTTTTCTTTCTTTAAAGCATTGTTAGCCTTGTCATATTCTATTTTCTTGTTTGCAATAGTATGTTTATGCATATTATCAGTAACTCCGGTAGCTATTTCAAGAGCATCAAGTTTTGCTGAAATAGCAGCTTCCTTCGCTTGTTGATTAAGGTATTCCTCATCAGTCTTGACATTTGCAGCAATCTCCATCTCCTTAAGGAATTTGTCTT